TGCATCTAGGTTTTTAAAAACTCCTGCCATTTGATATAAATAGGCTTTAAAAAAGAAACCCGCAGTCGCATGCGTCCACGGGTTTCACTTAGTTTATATTGCTTAGGTTTAGTAATCTAACTTAACCTTAATTAAGGCTTCTCGGTTGAAGCTTTTCAATAATGGCTTGCTTAATTTTGCTACCGCTAATAAGCGATTGTTATTATCGTACATACCAATTGTCGTAATGTACACACTCGGATTACGTAGCATACTAGCGTGTGCAAATGTACCTGAGCTTCCTGTTACGAATGTTGGGTTGTTTGAGAAGTTAAAGGCTTTGTTTGTAACACGAACAAAATAGTGCGTTGATGTTACTTTTTCCTGGCTTCTAGCTGCGAAATACGATGAAGCAGAGATGTGCATTGAAGCTGTTACGGAGTTTTTAGGTTGAGATCCTAATCCCGATAAAGTAGCAGCAGATGATGAATTAAATGGTACACCTAATTCTGTTTTCAATCGCGATGCATTAAATACTAACACCCCGTGATCTGGATAGAATAATCCATATACTGTACTAGAAGCTGTAACAGCTCCTGATCCACTATAGATACCTATTACTCGTCCTGCTTCGTTTAGTGTTGGTGTATCTTCTTCTCCGCTATTATCTATAAACGACGAGTAAGCATTTGCGTTAGCTAAAGTTCCACTTGCAATTCGTAATTCCCAGTTTCCTGGATCGATTTTTTGACGGAATCGAGCTCTTGCAACGTTAATCACCATGATATCGTTTGGAGTATCGTTTCCAAATGTAAAGGCAGTATCAGTAGGTGGTAGTAATTGGTTTTTGTACTGAGAGTAGATAGCTCTAGTTGGTGTATCATTTTGGTTTTGACCAACCGTATTTGGATCACCATAAGATCCACTACCCAATCTGTGTCCGTAAGCTACCGCAAACTGAACAGCTCCATTAGCATCTGTTTGTGGATTTCTGTGATACACATTGACATAGTACTCGCCTGACTGAGATACCTGCGCAGATTGTGTAAAAAATCCGATTCCAGTAGCTCCACCGAATGATTGTGAGTATGGGTTCATGTCTTCAGACCATACTGGTTGTGATATGATTTGGATATCACCTGGTACGATGTCGTCGTCTGTAAAGTTCTTATAAATTTCTGCCATTGTTATTAATTATCTAGTTTATCCTGCAAGTCCAGTTGCAATATCTTGTGTCATAAATCCAGCTGGATTAACAGTCACAACGACAGTTTTAAATCCACCCGTTTCGTTACCAATGATTGTTAAAAGTGCTTTTACAATTTGAGTTGTGTTTGCTTGTGGTTTAGCTTTCAATACAAATTTAGATCCTGTGCGAGTAATTGTATTACCAGTTGTGGATACTCCAGTGATTTCGTCATCCATAAAGCTAGTCGCACTAGTGTCTGCTACTGTAGCTACTCCAGGAATTGACTGCTGATTTGTTGTCAAGCTAGTTTGTGGCTTAGTTATAACACCATCTGTAGCAACCTCTAAAGATGCAACAGTATCATCACTCAACACTGCTGTATATCCCATTGAGGAGTTTCCACCTTGAAGGTTTAATGTACTTGGTGTAATAGTGATCTCCTGTGTTAAGGAGGTAAAGCTTACTGATGTTGGTGTAATGCTGATTACCGGAATACCAATAACGTCTTTTGGTAACGTAATTAGTTTATAACGCATCATTTGCGTTTCATCTGGTAAAGCTTCTAGCACTGGCATATTTTCGATCACAGCTCCGTAGTAGTTTGTACCTAGCGTGTGTGCTGGGTTCCACAAATCGTAGTCAACCTCATCATCAGCTAATGCAAATTTTACAATGTTTAATCGCCCGCCTGCTGCTAAAACTTGACGCCCTTTGTTTGTTAAGATCGCGTCAACGGTAACGGTCGTATTATCTAAGTATCCCACGTGTAAATGTATTATTGGTTCTTACTATAAATATATCATATTTTGGAAAACTACTGAATTTGGAAAGTTCCTGGTTGAGTTGATGGTGAAGATGTAAACGATGATCCACCCACCAACGTGATTGTAATTACTGGTCCATTATCAATAGTATCAGGACTATCAACGTTGTAATCTGTAGATGTTAATTTACATCCTTCGTATCTTGCGTTGATCATTCCTCTAGCAGATGTGAGGTGATAATCCTGCACTTGTGCTCTGTAATTTAATGGCTCCACTTTCAAGCCAGTTATCTTAATAAACTCTGTATTTGAAAAACTCGCTTTTTGGACAGCCACGGCCAACTCTGTTCCGGTTGCTTTTGTCACATAAGATGTTACTTGTCTTCCTGATAAAGCGTAGCTTTGTGATAGTGATGAATCAAATCCACCAAAATACACTGTAAGTCTTGGATTACCTGAGCTACCGGTAAACTCTGTAGTAAGAGTTACTCGATACAAATAATCGTAAGTATGAGTATCTGTTGGTTCGTACATAAAAGCATCTATTGCAAATGATCCAGTGTACAATCCTGTACCAGCAGTGTATGGTTTAAAGTACAAACCATTTGTTTTATCTAAAGACCAGTACACACTCGATGTTAGTGGAGTAACAGCACTCGATCCCCCAGTGCCATAGACGCCCGCTCCATATACGCTAGTCCCATAAACACCTCCTGCAGCACTACCTGAATATGTTAACGAGAATCGTAGGCCATAATTATTTGTCCATGGATTATTGATTGCACCCTCTGATGAAGAAAACTCAGCCGATGCTGTAAGCGCTCTCTGTCCAGTAAACGCTCTATTGATGTAGACGTCACGATCATACATCTGTCCTCCTGGGGCAATACGGCTACTGTAAGTGTTTATTAATATTGTTGGTTCAATGGCCTCGGACTCATCATAACGACTTGCTGTTGTATATGTTAGAGTTCTTGGATTACTTCCACTAGACACATAAGTCATATACACATACTTAGATCCTAAGTATCGTGAGTTCCATCCAGCTCCATTTACACCTAAATCTATTGTTCCTTTAGCTTCTTCAAATACTTCTCCACCTGCTGATCCTGTTACTTCAATTACATCTGTACCCATATTAATGCACGGACCGTATTCACTCTGATCAAATGCAAAATCATATAAGTCAATTGCGTCATCGTTAATTGGAACAATCTGTTGTGCCGAACCCTCTAATACTAGGTAGTCAGATTCATCACCTCCAATAGTAGCTACTGGAACGTAGTTTGCTAGTGGGTTGTTTGTTGGATCTTCTACCTTTCCTAATGGAGGGAATGGATTCGTCAAGTCAATAGAAGCAGTATACGAAAGATCACTAACAGTCGGTTGCTTGATTGTTAATTTACTTCTCTCTATAAGAGTTGGTTCTATTAATAGACCGGTTTGTAAGTTTGCACGATAAGGTACAAATCTCTTAATTAACTGAAATAATGCTGAGTTGTATAAATCCAATAAACGAGCGTATTGATTTGGCTTGTTTATCTTAGTGTATTTTTTGCCATACTCTCGTTGTAGCTGTGCTAGTGCAGGATAGTTGTCGAGTTGTAGGTATGTTGGATCTCCAATAAAGTCATCAATACTAAGTCCTCCAAATTGTTCTGCTATGTTTTGGTTAATTTCATTTGTTGGTGACAAGAATACACCTAAACGAGGACTGTCTGGTGGGTAGTTATCTGTTAAAGGTTTTTCTGCTCGCGTGTTGCGATATAGTTGATTACCAATTAACACAGTGCTGTCAATTCGTACTTTATTGCTTATGCTTCTGTTAGCTCCCAAATCAGGCCACTCGAGTGAGTTCTCTTCAACAACTGCTAAATATGCTGAACTTGTGAAGTTGTAAAAAGAAGATGATGGTAGTGTTTTTGTTTGATCAGGATGTTGGGAGTTAAAGCTCGAGGTAGCTGGGTAGCTTGTGTCAATTGTTTTTTGACTATCTGAACCTAAACTCAATCGGTATGCCAACGTATCAAAACTTGAGGTGCTGCCTGTAAATACACCATCTGTATTACCTTGATAACTTGTTGGTGCTAATGTGTGGTTATCTAGTATATCTCTAGTTAGAGACGATGCCCAGTATCTTAATTCTTGCACACTTCCTGAGAACACCTCCATTGAGTGTGACTGCGCAATTGTGTATGACCCGCTTCCTGGTATCCATAGATTACCGGGTGTTACAAAACTATTATTGTAAGACGAGCTAGTAGATCCATCAATGCTTAGCGATGAGGATTCTGTAACAACTATCTTTAGGTAATTTGCTACTTTTGAAACTAACGTATACGTTTGGTTGTCTGTAGCTACGTCTGTGCTATTCTCTCGTCGTAATGCTATGCTATGCCAATTACCATCATAAATAGAAGAGCTCACACTAGCTGTTGCCCAACCCTGACTACCGCTAAGGAAGAATCCTAGATAATCGTGACCACCACTTACAAACGCTCGAACTGCCCACTTATTTGGTACTTCAAATATCGTTTGATTTTTAGTCTGATTAGCGGCCATTTTGACACGCAACTCAACTGTCTCCGGAAATAAACCACTTTGTGATACTGCTTGCCATGGAGCCTTTATTGATTGATTAGGATTGCCACTTGTTTGGCCATTATATCCAACTTTTAAACTATAATAAAAGCGATTAAAAGTTAAATCAGTTTTAGTCTCAAAGCTTGCTTCATGTCCTCCGTATTCACGGATGCGTAAAATAGTATCTGGAATACCAAAGCAATTGATTAACGCTCGTAATCCTCTTTCAGTTCCTTTTGTCTTTAGTAGGTATGGTAGATTGTTAACAATCCTCTTCCATATCTCTTTCATCGTATCCTCGGTAGTCGTCTGATACGATGTATTAACACTACCCGTTGCATCTACACCCAAAGCATAGCTCCACAAGTCGTCTAACGTACTTCCATTTTCAAACTCAAAACCTAAATTCTGCCCAACAACGTATAACAAGTCTTTTGCCAATCCTTCCGAAATTGACTGCTGCTTATTATACTGAGCT